GGCCTCTGGTTGCTACTTCGCTTTCACCTTTAAGGTGTAGGCGGAGCAGCGACTCCTGGAGATGCCACCAGGCATCATTATAGCTTGAATCTATTCTTGCTACAACCAGGCGGCTTGCGGTCTCCCATTTATGAGTTTCTCGATTAAATCTAATCGATGGCTCATATTTGAGGAGATCAATCAAACCACAGTTCATATATCGGTATAGTCCCTGAGCGTTAGGATTATTGCTTAAAGGCAATTGTCCCCAATGCTCTTCGACACTCCGGTACATCATGTCAGAGGCACGGCGATAACCGCTAATTCCCAAGCTTTTAGCAAGGGAACAAACGGACAGTGCGCCGGAAACGGATGATGCGTCTACCTTACGTAGTCTACGAGGTGTAACATTGATGCCACGATAGGCATCCACACCACAGGATTCTCGAAAGAATCCATGCCTGAACGTCTTGCTAACATTGGGTATAAGCCCAGCGCGAACAAGTGCGTTTAAGGCACCATCGTAGTATTTCGTAGGGAAGATGATGTCATCTCCGAAGACATAGATGTCACTGCAGTCGATACCGTAGCGACACCGTATGCCAGACCAAACCAGGCTCTGGAACACTAGACTCTGTACTGGAAACGTTAGTGCGTTCCCCATGGGAGCCCATTTCCGTAACTCTATGACACGATCGTCTAGTAACTTAACATGCGAAGCCCGAGAACAGGATATATAGTCATAAGCATAGTCACCAAAAAGGTAACGTACTAAATGACAACTAATCCTATCCGAGGCTTCCTTCAAATCGAGAGTAGTGAACTCCCGATCGGAAGAAGAACGTAGCGCTAAGGATCCGTTGACCGACTGATCAGAGAAGTTTATCTTCCCTGAGACAGGCGATCGGGGGTCCTCGATGCATCGCTCTAACACCTTTCGGCATCCTTGTTGTATCCATATAGCCTCGACAGGGTGCACGCAGATTAAGCGTGGACCCCTAGAGTCTTTAGGGACGGCAACTAGGTGACACTCTATAGTATCACGAGACCTTATTTGGGCTTGTTGACATCTGAAGTACTCTTCCCAGTAAGAACTGGGGATGGCACAGAGATAGTCAGCGTACCCGTATTTGGCTTCGATGGATCTGTAGACGGTTCCAAAACTACCCTTAAGCCTTGGCAACCTTGCAGGATAACTCCCGCCAGGACCATGCTGAGGATAGATAGAACACCAGTCGGCTTTGTATATACATTTGCCGACTCTTTGTCGTGCTGTTGCAAACATGGGGCAGTACTTGAGATTCTCGAAGTGAGAATCCCAGATAGCCACCCCGGCTTCAGTATTTTCAAACTCCGCTTGCGCGGACTTGAGTTGTTCATTACTTGGTTTTGTCTCGATTTTATAGCAGAATAGAAGACACTGCCTTAGCCACTGAAGGTACTTTGCATCTAATGAAGATACAAAGACAGCCCATAGTGGTTCTAACCACTCTGGAAAGACAGGCATTTCGCCTGTTCCTTCAATGTATTGGAGCAGTGCTCTATCTAGCTTGGGTCCTTCTATAAGGATCCAATCATACGTGATGTCATCGGGAGCGCCAAACGGCACCTTCGATAACTCACATATGTCCGCTATCAGGCGTGAGTAGACTGTGATAACATATGTACTCATAGAGCTTATGCCCTGCCTGACTGCAACATTGCGTAACCATTTCCCGGGAGGACGAGGCCGTTAAGGTCATCGTACACCCTCGAAGTGGCTTTGCTTAATACCCACTCGCGCTCATTAATAGCACAGGAACCATAACTCATCTCTTTCCAGAGCTGAGAATGGGGCCTTATACTATCAACGCACACGAATGAGGTAGTTATAACGGGAATCCCTTGAGGGGATGACCGTTCTCCTGACTTAACAACAGCTACCATGTAGGCAATCTCCCACCATTTCTGGTTGGAGCCTGCACCGCTATCGAGTATTTTCTCGAATGCGATTACTACTAGGTGGCCGTTGAGACCCGTAACTCCGTACGTTCGAGCGATCTCATACATGCCATCCAGACCAATCAGGCGCTTTGCAGCGCTGGAATAATCTGTTAGGCAATCATCATTTGTTTTGAAACATTTGATGAAGTTTGAGTATTGCTCTATCATACTGTTCTTGCTTACATCTTTCATGGTATTGTATGTTATATAACTAACGTTACTAATCGAGATATCAGCAAGTCATATGGCTTACGCCATATGGTTGCAAGATACCTAGGAGTATATACTCCGAGTTTTATCTTACGACGACATAGAATTACTGTTCCTTGTTGGACAAGATCTCGGTTTCGAGATCAAGACCAGAGGTATTAGTAGTTCCATGGAGCAGGTTGACCAGCATTGCCTCGATAGAGGTAACAATGGCAGCCGTAACCAGCGGGTCTCCAGGAGCAGCAAGAACGCTGTACAGGGAGACAGGGCGGATAACTCCATCTGTCATAGTCATATAGTAGTCAATCCGAACGAGCGTACGTTTCCCGGAGACTTTCGTCTTCGAGTCAATGTAGTCCTCATGCTTAATGAGGATTTCCGTGGGCAAAGAAGCGCCACGAGAAGTCTCGCGTCTGAGAGACCCGGTTTTATCCGAGTAAATCAGCTTGAAGGATAGAGTACTGACTGTGATGTCTGAGTTCATATGTTTTGGACTGTTGACTAGCGTTTCGTTAACTTCCTTAGGTTCGCGGCATAGCTGCCGACCAAAGCTGCAGTGATGAAGCCTTGTTTCTTTCCAAACCTTCCACTAGCACCGATAGTAATATCGTTGCTAACGGGATTCCGACGGTACTGTGATAACTCTACTTGAGCTGTCTGGGTTCCATCGTGCGAGTCCGTTTCTGTAGCATTACGCTGGTGTTTAATCACCGTAGCGATAGTGCTCCAACGCGAACTAACACAAATGTCTCTTATACCTTTTCGATTTCCCGTGAGGGAGTTATCGAGTGAGTTTAAGATGCCAGATAGATCCACAAACCAGTCAAGTACGAATGAAAACGGTATACGTTCCCACACGTAGCTGGCGGGTCCTGATGACCCAAAGCGCCCGGCCAAACCATTAAGAGCAGTAAAAAGCTGCGTCTTATAGGCATGGTCCCGGGTACCTCTAATCGTACAGATCATCTCTGGCTGAACATCAACATTGTTGACGACATGCCAGTGACTACTTGTACCATCTAGTGGACCTGTCCCCCAGCCACCCGGCAACGAGTTGTTTATCGGATCAAGTTGATTCGACATAACACCCATTGCTCGACGGCGTACGGTACTTTCCGTACCTTGATTACGTAAAGCCCGCTGCAGTGTCTTTCGATATGAAAGAACTGCATCAGAAATCTTACGCATATCATTAACTAGGGGCGCTACCCCGAACGTGTAGTATAAGAATCCACCGCTAAGAAGTCCTAAGGACCCCTTAGCATTGCGGAAGAGTTTCCTAATATCACGCTTGGACAGGCTACGATCTATAACCTTTACACCCATAATTTTGCGGTGTAGTGGTGACAGGCTAGTAACGAGCTCTGGGCTTTCTACGATATTCAATAAGGAATCAACCTCATTGTTGTCATAGAATGCCTTCTGAGTCTCACGAACTAGCGTAGCCTCGGATTTAGACCAATCAATGTGTACGTTCCCATGGTTTAAATCACCATAGGGACCCCACACATTCCAATGCGCATTAGGTCCAACCGTATCATAACGGTTCGTCCCTTGAATCAGAGTATCGTTCCCAATTTCATTGAGAACAATCTTCTTCTTCTGGTGGACGACGACCTTGATGCTTTTCCGATCACCCTGTGGGTAATCGAGCATTGTTTCTTCGTCCAGGCGTTGTGTAAATGTCCCCCCGAAAGGGAGGTCATACTGGTTCACAAGTGAACCATTGGAGTACCACCATTGGTGGCACACCCCACGATTCCCCTGGACGTATTCATTGGTCTTGTAGCGTTTTCTCATATGTAGTAAGGCTGGTGGTATTAATACCAGCCGTTATCGGAGGAGAGCGCCGTCAGG